TCATGTCCATGCAGGTTTAGGTTTCCTAACCTAATGTAATCTAACCGCTTTATACATCAGATCCTATTGCGTGGGGCACTGATGGGGCAAAGTCGGCTAATTTCTGGTTCAGAATGATCACCTGGTCCTGGTTGTTTTCTGCCATCCAGGATCCGTATACGCGATATACCATCTGGGCATCTGAGTGACCCATTTGCTTGGCTATAAAGTTGGGGTTGGCCCCAGCAGTTAATGACCAGCATGCGTAAGTGTGACGGGACTGATATGCTTTGCGGTAGCGAATCCCGGCGCGCCGCATTGCGCCTTCCCAGATCTGGTTTACAGAGCCTACCGCGTAATGATGCCCTGCACGGCCATTGCGCGTTACTATCTGCGGGTTAAAAACGAAAGTGCATGGATGCGTTTCAGTTCTTCCATACTCTCTCAGCTTGACCTCTATCTGGTATTGCCTGCCAAGTCGCGTAAGTTCTGCCTGATTCTTCAGCACGTCTATTGCTGGCTGGATCAGGTTAATTACCCGATTAGTCCCTGCATCTGTTTTCGGCAGCGTGAATTCCTTGGTCAATGTGTGGTTACGCCTGATGGTCATCGTGCCAGCCTTTAGGTCGATATCTTCCCAGGCTAACGCAACCAGTTCTCCATGACGCACGCCGCTATAAACGGCAAGAGACCACATGTTTTTAAGCTGCTGATGCCGGCAGGCGTCAACCATCCTGATGAACTCTTCACGAGTTAACGGATCAGGATCCGTTCGTGACTTTTTCAGTGGCGCAATGCCAGAGAACGGATTCACCTTTATGTAGCCACTGTCAGCAGCAAACTGGAACATAATGGCGGTAATGCCCATGTAGTTGTTAACAGTTGGAACCGTCCTTCCCTTTACTGGTGTCTGATGGCCTTTCTTCAGTACCTGATGACCAGTCAGCAAATCCTTTCTTATAAACAGCAGTTCTTCCTGAGTAACGGAAGATGCCAGCCTGTTCTCTCCTATCCGTGGCAGCATGTTGCGAATGATCGACTGATATCGGCCAAACGCATTTGTGCTGATTTCCATTTTCTTAAGTTCAAGCCATTTCCTCGCCAGCTCTATGACCGTGATCTCCTTGCTCTCCACCCCGAATTTCTTCAGGTTGGGTGAGTCAGGAAATTGTGCCGCGTAATTGAAGCCTCCTGTTTTTATCGAAAAGCATACCGACGCACGCAATTCGCCAGCCACTTTCCTGTTTTTGGTTGTATCCGGAACGCCAAGGCTTTCCCTTACCCTGGCGCCTTTAAAGATGAACCATATGCGGAGAGTTCCTCCGTGGTTCTCAACGCCTGTTGGGTATGCTGATTTAGCCATTATCCCCTCCTGACGCCCAAGAGCCTGATAAGCATAACCCGTTCATCATGAATGAGCACCCGGCTGTTTTGATGCTTGTTGTTCGATCCAGTGATTAATAGCTTCGGTGTTGTACATGCATTCACTGTTTGGCTTTGGGTTTCCATCGGGTGAAACATGCATATATTCGCGGCCAGCGAACCATGACTCGCGGCGGGCTCGTTCAATGGTTCCTGGCCTTAATCCGGTGACGGCGATCAGGTTCTGCTCAGAAACCCATTTGTTTGGTACCAGATGAATAATAATGTCGCTCATGGTTTTCTCCAGGCAAAAAAATGCCCTCGCAATGGAGGGCTGAAAGGGGGATAACGTGGCAGTGCATTCGCACCCAATAGCCGACTCAGGGAATCAGCTATCAGTTGCGTTAGTCGTCTTCATCGTCCCACCAATCTTCATCGTCATCTTCACAGCAGTGAGATAGCAATGGGTTGGTAGCGGCAAGCATGTCGGTTGCAGCGCCATGACGCTGAAGTCGCCGTAATGCCTCGTATAGTTCAAATGCTTCGGTGCGCTCATCACCAACATCCAGAGAGCACGCCACCTTGTGCGCCTCTGTAGCTATGGTTGCCAGTTGGTTGCGAATATCCTGAATAGTGCTCATATCTCTCCTCAATACTGCTGCTTAACCGTGTAATTGCCATTCGGCTTAACTCCCACTTCAAAGTAGGTACCGCCGGTAATGCCGATTCCCCACACATCTCTCGTACCATCATCTGGCTTCTTCTCGCTGATGAACTTGCGCAGGGCGGTTATGGCGCTCTCAATATCCAGCGTTGAGCTAACCGTCATGGTGATGCGCATAATCTCTCCTCATGCCGCACGCATAGCGCGAAGCTTCTTCAAATGTGCCGCTGTTTCGATGTCGTCCCATATCTGCTTTAACTCCGCACCTTCCACCCATTCAAAGTCTGTAGAGAACCGCATCATGCTGGCTATGCAGTTATGACCGTTTCGCTGGTAGTGGACTGTTTCGGAAGTGGTGCGGGTTATCTTGCAGAGGGCGCCGTGATGATCAACATAGTAGGTATTAGGCTGGATTATCCTGAACATTGGCTGACTCCTCCTGCATAACAAGAAAGATAATCATCGCGGCACGCAGTGGGTTTTTGTCGTAAGTTATCTCTTCCGTGTAGCCTTCCGGGCCGAGGGTGAAGGCATCCCAATCCTCACGGTTCGGCTTACATCTCAGGCAGATTTTGTTCTCCAGGATAATCGGCCATGCGTCCGCCGGGTTGTTGCAGTAGTCATTGATGACCAAATAACCAGAATCAGGGTTATTTGCATTGTCTCTCGTTAATTTTGACACTTCGCAGTTAATCTCAAAGTCACTCATCTTACTGTAATCCATCACACCGGCTCCTCTGCTTCGGAAAGGATGTTTACCGTAGCGAATGTGGACACTTCTAAATCGCCGTCACGCATACGGATAATCATGTTGTGCAGTGGCATTCCGTCGCACTGCCTGTTAAAGGTGGAGTGGTATTCTGCGCGGCTGTGGGCCATCCACTCGTCCGGGTCGACGTTGTAAACCTTTCCCTTCGTTAGCTCCATCATCCCCTCCCATGCTTCGATCGTACTTCTTCATCCTGCTGGCAACTAGAGCATCGCTGACAGCCCGGCACCTTCACCCGGCGCAGTTCCGGGATATCCTCGCCGCACTCACTACAGTGCGTTGCCGATACCGCATCACGGTTAATCCGGTGAGCACTCAAAGCAGCATTACGCTGCAACTCTTCGACGGCTGATGCGTCGTCTGCAAAATCTGCCATGGTCAGTGCTCCCTGAATTGTCGGTTAATCCTGCTGACTGCAAACGCCAGCAATAAAAAAGGCCGCATTAGCGACCCGGTGATTTGTGCTGTCATGAGAATCAGGCCGTTAGTTCGTCGGGAATATCTACTTCGTCACCAAGCTTCAGGGATACCAGCGCCCGGCAGAATGATTCCAGATAGGTAAGGCCATAACCTATTCCTGTGTTCGATACGTCATTCTCAAGGGTGGATATTTCTGTGCGTATCTTTGCCTGGTAAATGGTGATTACTGGCGAATGAGCTTCAATCAACGGGCCTCCATGCTGCCATTCCGATGATGGATAAAATCTGTGTAGCGTATGGCCATTTGATACCACGACCCCACCGCCAAGATTTATTCTCGGCCTTATCTCACCAACAGCTAAAGCCACAGCCAAATCCAATAAATCGCCACGCGGTTCTTCCGTTTTAATCTTCATTTTTTCCCGCCTCAATTTTGCGATCCCCAATGGAGTCGTTCAGAGTCTCTGCAACTCGCTCCGCTACGGCAGGGTTGCGAATTATCAGTTTGGCCGGCGTTAACCAGCCACGATGCTTCTCCGAATAACGCAAGGTAATTTTGCCAACGGTGATGTCGTCGTGAGCGTGTTTCATCAGTCGTTCCTCACATGACCGAAGCGACCGATATAGTCACGGTCACGGTCGGTTAAGTTCGCTCTCATAGCGCAGGCTTCCCCACGGACAAGGCGCAAGCTGATACTTTCGCGCTTGCACATTTGACGGAGTGATTCGTATGAGCGATTGATTTTTCGGGCGATATACTTCGAGTGGATGGATCCGGCCATTTCCCTGACAGATGCGATGTCTGATGCATCCCATGGCCTTCCGTGGCTCATTTGGTTAGGCCGCAGCTCGTATACGTCCTTACGCTTGTACATTCCCTTCAAGCTCCTTTTTGCGGATGCCGTACACTTCATCGAGCTTTTTGACCAAAATGGAATCATCGCCAATAGCGGCTTTGGCCCTGGTGTAGGCGGACTCCAGTTTTGTTAAGTCCATGCTCAATGCATTTTCTGAGAACCACGAGAGGACGCTATCAGGAGTCTGTTGCTGCTTAACTTCCAGTCTGCTAACGCGATGCTCCTGCCGCTTCCCGCGGGAGACTGACAGCATCATTGAGAAGTCAGACTCAACGTCACTCATTGCCGAAATCTTGATTCCGCCCACTGCGACGCCGCCGTACCTGACAGATGGGTCACCAACGAGCGTGAGAGAGCGGCCAACCCAGGAGTGACCATCTGCACCCCAGCCGCCAATTAACACGCGACGCATTGATTTGGAGGGCTTGTAGGGTCGTCCGTCATAACCTTCCAGGTCGATGAATACTGGTTGTTCAGAGTTGCCAGCCCGGACGGCTTTGATGGCTGCCGTGATGCTCTGGCTCTGAACATCCTCGAAATTTATCTGGTCGGATTTGGGGATAATGGTGCGTGAGAGATCCATCAGAGAATTACCTCGTCGTCATATTCTTCATCCAGCAGATAGGCTGGTACGTTAATTTCGTTAGATGGCAGGACGATCCCCTCGTATTTAAGGGTTTCGTCTTCCATGCATTCTTTGATTTTCCAGAGTGCGGAGAACATCTGCTGCCGGCCGAGTTCTAACGACTCCTCGCCGATGTAGTACATGCAGTTGCGATAAGGTGCGGTGTTCTCGATGGCGAAGAATGCAAACTGGTTGCGCTCGATGCCGGTAGCCAGCTTCAGAACGTAGAGATAGAAGGCTGCTTGAATGTGGTAGTGAAACTTGCCGAAAGCGTTGCTAAACCCGCGTTCCGTTGCGTCGCGGCAACTCTTAACGTCCAGCGGGTATGGCGCATTGTCTGAAAGGCGGTCAAAGCGGCATTTCAGCTCAAGGCCTGTTTCTGGGCAGGTAGCAAACATCGATACCTCAGAAGCACCAGGTGCCGTAAGGTAGTCCATGAAGTCGTCATTCATCCGTGATGACTCAAGCATCCGGGTTACCGTTTCAACCTCGCTACCAACCAGAATGTATTCAGGATTCGTACAGGCGGCCGCCTCTTTGTATTCCTTTGAGGACCTTGAGGTAACCTCTGGCATCAGCAGGTAGTCATTTCTGAACAGCTCAGGCTCCAGAATGGCGACGTGAATGGCGCTGCCGAGGTGGGCGGCTTTGCTGCCCTTGAATTGGTTGAAGTAAAGATTTGCCGGGCTGATACTGGCTGCTTTAACCGACGTTGAGCCAATGGCCGGATCGGCGTGATAGTCCTCGTTGGACAGCCCGTGATAAACGCCTGCTTTCATATTTTGTTTCCTGTCAGAACGGGCAGCCGGTGCGGTGTTCCCAGTCGTGTTCTGCCTGGGCGTAGGCCACTGCCGAAAAGAAGTCGTTGTATGCCTCGCCCGCTTTATCGCTGCGAAGTCCTTCGTATGGGCTGGCGTCGATCGGTACGGAGAAGTGGAAGATGCCGGACGGCTCTTTTGGCATCATGTCGATGATTTCCTGTGCCCGTTTATCGATCCAATCATCTTTCTCGTCGGTTAACTGCTGCTCGACCCAGCGACGATCCTCTATGTGGTCGTATGCGCGATATGCGGCCATGGGTTACTCCTGAAATTTGTCGTGCGTCACCCGGCACCGATTGGCTGCCAGATGTGAAATGGGGTGGGGGATTACTTGCCGAGTGCTTTGGCGATGGCGGTGCGGGCCTCGTCAACGCAGAATGATTCAGCGCTTCCCGCTGGGGCATGGATATCCAGCCAATCAGCGCATTGCTGCAGCGCTTCCAGTAGCTCAGGCGCAGCGGAGATTAACGTAAAGTCGCGGATCGTCTTTTTGTCCATATTCCAGTAACCAACAACCTTGTCGTACTCCGCGCCTTTGTTGCTGTAAGCAATATTCCTGTCGTCATCAAAATGGCAACCATTGGTATCTTCTTGCCTGCCATCTTGATAGACGGCAACGCACCCGCCGCGAACATCAACAACCCACGGGCCAGGCGTGCCATCAAACTTGTCCATGCTCACCTCCACGCTGATTCGAATTACCGCGATACCACGGCATGCCAGCGGCTCTCTTCATCTCTTCGTTGGCTTCCATCCACTTGGCACCGTTGCGTTGAGCTTTGGCGTCACGGGCTTTCTGCTGGGCCATACGGAGTAACTGGTGATTGATGGTCATGATTTTTTCTCCACCTGCTCAAGTAACCCGGAAAACGCCATCTGCTGACGGTTCAGGGTTATGGATTCGCGCGGCTTCTCGACTGAACTCAGTCGCCACTCGTTATCGTTTAACTTCGATGCGGTGTACTGCTTTCCGTTGTGGGTGATTGTCATGAGGACACCTCATCCCATTCAACCCAGGCGCTTTCACCATCAGCATCAATAACACCGGTAGCACCGCAACACGGGCACTCTGCTTTATCACCTTCATAAAGCCGGAAGCCGCAGCCCTTCTCAGTGGTTACGCTGATGAACGAACCGGGCTGATTGTCGCCGTCGCAGCTTTCACAGGAAAGCCATGTAATTTTCAATGTCTTCATAATCTCTCCGCCCGTTGGGCTGCTGAACTAGTGCAGACGCGTCATTGACGCAAACAAAATAGGTAGCGGTGGATGGCCGCCGTCTCATAACTGAGTCGCCTACATGAAGCGACTGGGGTATGAGCAATAAAAAACCCGCCGGAGCGGGTTAACGTGAACGCTGCCTGTAGAGATGCTTGGCTCGTTCTCTTGCATACTTCTTCGTGTGCCCAGCATTTATCAGCTGGATAACCTTCCATTCCAGCCACTCGCGCTTCATCCCTTGTGAACTGCGGGAATCAAAACGCCAATTGCCTAAGCCGCCACCCATACCCTTACCCTCTGTAGTTACCAGCTAAAAGGCCGCGTTATGCAGCCTTCTCATAAACAATCTTTCCGTTTTTCATGATGCTATCAATCATCCAGTCATAGCCGCAGAAGCCTTTACTGCCTTTGATTTCTGCATTCTTTGCTTTAGCACCATCGACAATTCTCACCGTGATTCCAGCGCCCCATCCGTCGCCGAAATTGTAGTAATGGTAAGCGCCATCCTTAACGCTATCGTTGCCTTTCAAAGGCAACTCGCGGCTCTTAACGTACTTGTCACTAGCCCCAGACCAGCCGCCATTCCATGACCCTCTATTGGGCATAGAGAGCTCAAAAATCGCATGTTTCGCCATACCCTCACCCCTTTGTTTATTCACCGCAGGCCACTAGACCCGCTCGATTCGTTCTGTGCGTAATGCTTGCGCCGGGCATCGCGTATCTTCTCCAGCTCGCAGTTCTTCGCTGACTGGTGATACTTGCTGATGTGGCAGACCGGAGTGCGTGGATCGAAGTCACGACCGCATACCGGGCACTTGATGCTGTTCTTCATGGGCCACCTCAGCGAGCCGTGACTTGCTTGCTCTTGCGATAGCCTGCTGCGAATATGGCGACTTCTGGCAGGCAACTTGCCCCACCGGTATTGCTTTCACGAAGGCTGCCGAGCGAAGTGGCGCGGTCTACTCTTGACATATCCTGTTTTCTTTCCTGTGCCGCGTTCTGAGAAGCCTCAGCGCGACGCTTAGCCATCAGCTCACCACGTTTCAGATAACGCCGTGTAACGCTGTTGCTTGCGATTAAATTGGTCATACATCCTCCAGTGGTTGCTTTGGTGGTGTGCTGGGCTATTGCTTTTCTGTGCTCAAGCAGCTTGGCGAGTCTTGCTTGCATCCGTCTTGGTTAAGCGCACTCACAGCGCTACTCAGGTGGTTTAGCTTGCATCTCGTATGGCTCACCCAGCCACACCCCAAAGCAACTTCCTTTGGCCTCCCACAAGGGCGGGAGAAATTACCCCATCAATGTTAAAAAGCAGCCTGACCGCATGTCTGGCGCGGCTTAACTTCCTGTGCCGCAGTCGATATTTCGTTTCGATGGGCTAACAATAGCTAAAGCGATTATCTAGGTCAATCGCCAAAGTGATATTTATAATCGATTAAGCGATAATGAGTTGATATATAAGGCGATTTATTTTTTAAATTTGAGTGATATTTTGTGATGGAGGCAAGAAAAGACGCCTGTAAAGCGATGGGTTTAAGATTGGGCGAAAAAAACTCGGCACATGGCCGAGTTGGATCGTTTTGCAGATTAGCCTTTCCTAGGCATCCGGCGCGCGCCTGAAAGGTAAATCATAGAGGGCATCAATTGTGAGCTGGGGGAAGATGTTTTTTGTTACTTCGAGGATTTTATCAGGACCAGATACTGGGGCTAGCATAGGCCCAATTCTGCTGTCGTTCTCGTCATGAACTGCTGAAAGCCAGCCAATGTTATCTGTGTCATGGATTGTAGGAATGGTGATTTTTGTATGAGCACCTAACTCAAATATTGTCTTTATTTTGTTTGGAGCTGAAACAACCCCCAGGCCGAAAGCATTCAATGGATATTTACGAACGTTTATCCCGAACTCATGTTCACCCACACGGCTTAGCATATAACCTTTGTTTAGGGATATCACTAACTGATCTGCGTCAGGTGTAATTCTATCCTTTATCATTTGAGCATAATTTACAGGCAAGCAATCATCATCATCGTACCTAAAAGTGAATACCTGCTCATTATAAGCTATGTCACTTATAACGGCCTTTGCTGCGGATGCAATGTCAGAATCATCGCCCATTTCAATTAGATGAATATTCGACTTGGTAGATACAAGAGATTCTATTTGACCCTTGTATGGCTCAGGTAGATCTCCATTGATAAGCAAAATGGCATGAACGTCTGGATCCGCTTCAATCAATCTTAAGTAAGTAGGTAAACAAAAATTAGAGAAAAGCTTTACTCTTTTCTCGAGCTTTTCCTTGGTAAAAACGATTCTCTTCGCATCAGCCAAAGACTTTCCTTTCGTTGCCCGAAAGGCACCTAATGTTTTGTTTGTTACTAGGCTAAGTCTTGTTATGCCTATAAGCTTCATGCAAATAACTCCTAGTTTAATAATGTACTGCCAGAAATTTACCAGCTATGCGCTGACCAGAATACTTTGCCTATAATTCTTACCTCGTCATGAAATTTATCTCTAGTAATGATTTCGTCTGGATATTCATCACGATTTATTGAGCGAATTATGACAGAGTCAGGAGTGGCAATTAGTATTTTTATCCTGAGCAGATCGGCTTGACAGATGGCATACGTTTTTCCGTCTCTTATCTCTATATCTTTTATATTTATTCCTACGACGTCACCATCATTGAGCATTGGCTCCATGCTTCTGCCAGTTACCCTAACAAGCTTTGCGTCGTCCTCGCAGATATTTCTACTTTTTAGATAATGGCGCCTAAAGGAAAGGGTAAATTCCTCATCCTCTTCAAGTGCCTCACATCCGGGACCTGCAGAAAGATTTATACTCAAAAGGGGGATCTCCACAAACTCTTGTTTCTGGACATCACTCATATCTTCCCATACAGCTGCTTTGAGCCTAGATTCTCTTACTGTTGAATATGCGGGAGAGTGCTCTCTCAGCCTGTCGCTAAGCATATCTCCCTCGCCAGAACTCAGCCACTCAGGTCGAACACCCAAGACCTTAGCGATCTCAACGGTCTTCCTAGAACTATCAGCGCTGTTCAATAACTTATTTACGCTCGACTGAGCCATGCCCACAGCTTTAGCCAACCCACCCTGAGTAAAGCCGGCATAGTCCATTGCTGCTCTCAATCTCTCTGAAAAAGTCATACACACCTCAAATTCTAAAACGGGTTTTATTTTATAGCTCCGGCGATTTATTAGCAAAATCGCATAGGCGATTGACATTCGCTAAAGTGATATCCATAATCATCTAAAACCCATAGCTGAGGTGATTATGAAAAACGAAGCAGTACAAAAAGCGATTGCCATCGCGGGTAGCCAGAAAGAGCTGGCGCGTCGTTGTGGCAAGGCACAGTCAACCATTTGCGATTGGCTCAACGGGAAGAAGCGGATCTCTCCGGCATTCGTTCCAGACCTGGTTAATGCAGTAGAAGGGAAGGTGGCCGCTTATGAATTCAGGCCTGACCTTCCAGCTCTATTCCCACACCCGACCGGAATGTAAGCACCATCGCTCTTTAACATCGCTGCACATCCTCTCCGCCCATGTGGAGATAACAAAAACGCATCATTGGGTGCGCATTAACTTATTCAACACAAGGAATTATCAATGAAGGACAAAGCAAGTTACAGCAAGCCAACACGTCAGGACGTAGATCGCGCCGAAACGGATCTGCTCATCAATCTGTCTGCGGTCACTCAGCGCGGGCTGGCTGAGATGGTGGGGTGTCATGAGTCGAAGATAAGCCGGACAGACTGGCGCTTTATTGCCGCCGTCTTGTGCTCGTTCGGGATGGAATCAGATATCAGCCCTATCAGTCGGGCCTTTCATCACGCGCTCAATGCGCTCACAAATGAAAAACGTCCAGCTGTTGGTAGCAGTCTGGACGCTTAATGACACTGTGTTACGTCAGGTAACGGGAGTAATTATGACAAAAGCTCGCAGAAAGTACCAGGAAAAAGAGGAGCGGCGCCATCCCGCCGAGCCGGAAGGTTTAGTTGTCACAGCGTCAAAGAACCGGGCGTTTGCAGAGCGTCTGATTGGCGTTATCCGACTGGCACTGATCACATCAGGGGTGAAGCATGGGCGTCGTTAAGCGTTTAGAAGACTACAGATCGCCGCCGGCGGTCGTGGAGCAGAAAGTGGCGCAGCTTGAAGATGGTTTCTTGCGCCTGGCTAATGATCTACTTGATGCCACCATGTGCTCAGGTCTCCCGGAAACCGAGCTGTGCATCGTAATGGCCGTCTGGCGTAAGACATACGGGTTTAGCAAGAAAATGGACTGGATCAGCAATGAGCAGCTTGAGGCGATGATAGGCAAGCATCACACCCATTGCTCTTCCGCCAAAAGCAGTCTCATCAGGAAGAAAGTCCTCATTCAGGAAGGACGCAAAGTTGGTATGAATACCAGCATTTCTGAGTGGAAAACAAAGAATAACGGATTCTGCAAAACATTAGCGGAAGTTGCTAAGAAAAGGTTAGCAGGTTCAGCTAAAGCACCTAAGCAGAAGTTGCTAACCACAAAAGACAATAACCAAAAGACAGAAAGAAAAGATCCCCCTAAATCCCCCGAGGGGGAAGACTCGCTTGCTCAGGAAGTCATGGATTACTTCAACCAGCTGACAGGCGGTCGTTACTCAAGCCTTGCACCATTCGAAAAAGCGCTCTCCACCGTGAAGAGCAAAGACCAGTGCTACACAGCTGATGAGCTGAAACTGGTGATCCGCTGGGCCCATGTTAACTGGGGGCACAGCATCAAGCCGGAGAACCTGTGCCGGATGACCCGCTTCGATGGGTACCTGTCAGACGCCCTGATCTGGGCAGACGGTCAGGGCAGCAACCCCGCAGCCTGCCCACACGAAGAAATCATCAAGCTCTGGAATGGCAAATTCCCAGCGAAGGCCGTCTCACTGCATGAGTGGAGCCGTCGCCGCCCGGCCTACCGCGACCTTGAGGCAGTCTGGAACGGCAAGACCAGCCAGGGGAACTGGCGCGAGCTGAAGCACATGGGTATGGCTTTCGAGCTGATCGGCAAGTCCTCCCTGTTCAGCACCCGAGGCGATCAGCCGTGGCTGACCCTCGACTGGATCCTGAATCCGAAAAACTGGGGCTCTGTCTACGAGCAGGCCATCAACGAGCACCGTATGCGCAAGGGAGTGACAGCATGAGCCGTTTTATCGATTTGTACGTTGAGCAGGCCGTCATCGGCGGGATCATGCTCGCAGCTGGCCGCACAGACGGCGTTGACATGGCGACTGACGCGATTGAGGGGCTGACTGAGGACCACTTCACAGCAACGCCTCACAAGGTGGCTCTGCGGTCCTATAAGCGCCTTAACGAATCCGGGGAGAAGATAGACCTGCTCACGCTGACCAGCGACCTTGAAAGGCTTGGAGCGCTCGAGAGTGCGGGTGGATTCGCTTACCTGGCTGAATGCAGCAAGAACACCCCGTCGTTCGCTAACCTTGCCTCGTACTGCGAAAAGTTGCGGGAAATGCATCTCGGCCGCCGGATGACCCTGGCGCTACAGGTGGGGATCCAGAAGCTGTCCGAGCCATCGGCTGAGGGTATCGCTGACATCATCGGGAATATTCAGGCTGATATCTCTGGCATCGAGCACAACACCGACTACGGCACCGAGCACATCACCACCGGGATCGACATGTCCCTCGAGACTATCCAGTCGATTATCAGCGGCGATATCTGGAAGCACAAAACCGAGTTGGGCATGGCGACCATCGACAGCGCATTCGGCGGATTCAACAACACCGATTTCATCGTAGTCGGCGGTCGCCCTGGCATGGGGAAAACCATGTTCAGCACCACGGTGACCGAGACCGTCGGCCTGAAGAACAAAAAGCCAGTGCTCTTCTTCAGTCTCGAAATGCCGGTCGATCAGATCTCCGAGCGTGTCGCGTTCCACCGGGCCCGGGTGAGCAAAGAGGATCTGCTCAGCAAGCAGAGCGGCGTGATGGATGGTGCATGGGGCAAGGTCGGCCACTGCATGAAGGATTTCATCGAAGCCCCGATCTACATCAACGACAAGCCATCTCTCAGCGTTCACCAGGTGCGTGCGGAAGCACGACGCATGAGCAAGAAGCTGGGCGGGCTGGGCGTGGTCATCGTCGATTACCTCCAGAAGATGCGCATGTCTGACCCGGAGAACATGAACCGCAGCGTCGGGGAGATCGCTACCGGCCTGAAGAACCTGGCGAAGGAATTGCGTTGTCCGGTCATCGCTCTGGCTCAGCTTAACCGTAAGGTCGAAGAGCGCGCCAATAAGCGCCCGGTCGCAGCTGACCTCCGCGAGTCCGGTGTCATCGAGCAGGAAGCAGACGTGATTTTCATGATCTACCGGGACGAGAAATACAACCCGAACACTGACCTGAAAGGCATCACCGAAATCATCTGTGTTAAATCCCGCCACGCCCCGGGCGCAGAGAAAACCTACCACTTCAGCAGCCGCTATTCCGGGCTGGATCCGGTGGCGTTCACGCATAGCGAGCAGCAGGAGATTGAAAATGACTACGAGTGCTAACGTCTCAACCGCAATGCAAATCATCATGAACTCACAATACGCCGAGTTCCCGGAAACTCTCCTGACGCTGGAGTTATGCCGCGCCACCGCCCGGGCTGACGGTCGCAAGATTGGCGAATCACTCCGGGCCTGCGCAAAGGTGAAGGCTCGCCAGGCGAAGAACCGGAACCTGTACAACACGCTGACCGAGATGTCCCGAAGCCAGTTCCCGGAAGTGCAGATGACCCGCATCCGTGGTTGCGTAGAGCGGATGGAGAAGGCGCTTGCCCGTGAAGTCGGCAACATGACCCTGACCGAAGATAACTTGCGCGAGCTGCGCGGGGAGGCGGCATGAAACACTCCAGCCAATACGCCGAAATCATCCAGTACATAATCAAACACCCCGGCTGCTACATGTCTGATATCCGTCGCGATACAGCCATCCAGAAAGGGGCGATAGCTTCGGCGTTATGTGAACTCACCCGGGTTAAAACCTTGCGTCGTGAGGGCTTCGAGAAGCGCTATTGCTACTTTGTTGTTCGCCCGGAAGACCGGCCGGCAGCTGCGCCGAAGAGGATTGCAAAGCAGCCCAACCGTGACACACCTAACCCTCTTAACAACCTATTCAATCAGTGCCTGGCATCAGTCAGGGGCGGGAGAGCATCAGCATGAGCAGCAGAGAGCAATTTGAAGCGTGGGCAGAAAAGAACGGCCACGATATCTATCGATCAGGAAATGATGGTGCCTATTACTTCCAGTCCACCCAATGGTCCTGGGATATCTGGCAGGCAGCAACCAGCGCGATGGAAGCCAAGTGCGCGGCGCTGGCTGCTGATCTGAAAGCCGCAGAGAAAACATCAGAGGCTCGCAAGCAGGGCCTCATCCGTGCGCACAAGATGTTTCAGCGGGAAAAGGCGCGGGCGGAAGCCGTAGAGAAGCGCCTCGAAGAGGTGAGGGGCTATAACGTAGACCTGGCTGAAGAGTCACGCCAGTATCAGCAGCAGGTTGACGAACTGAATGATGCTCTCTGCCAGTTGCTGCCCGGAGTTCAGTACATGGATCCTCCAGACGGCGGCAGTGTTACACCACTGGAGCAGGTGCGCAGGATGGTTACTGACTATCGTGAGCGTTTGAAGATAGCGGAAAGTCGATGTGATCACCGCAGCAAATTCTGGGATGTGTCAGGCGTACAGAGATGCACACTTTGCGATAAAGCCATCTCCAATGATGGAGATCAGCAAATCGCAGAACTTGTAGCCTCTGGCATCATCACTAAGGTGGGGGAGTAGCGATATGGCTAAGTTGACCAAAGCAGAAATGGCCTGGGTAAATAAACTTAATACGCTGCTTGCCCAGTGCCCGTCAAAGCGCCTAGGGTTTGCGACCACTGGCGATTGTGATGTGAGCATTTTCGATGTGCGGCAGTACAGCGCTATTTGCGACGAACAGCATGAGAATGGCGGAGAATTTATTTCCGCTGCCGAACGGATCGGCGCGTTGTTTGACGAGCGCCTGAACTTCCCCAATCAAGTAGAAAGCACGGCGGGCTAATCCATGACCAAACTAACCAAAGAATTTATGCAAGATATTATCTCTGGCAATGGATTCGGAGTGGCGCCTTCCGCAGTTGCGGAAATGGCCCGCCAGTGGCTCGCCAGCATGGAGCAGGAGCCGGTGGCGTATATGCACTACAGTGGGCAAGTGGTGACTCGCGAGGAGTGTTGCGACGACAAGACATTTGCCATTTGCTGTAAGGTCGAAACCCCACTCTACGCAGCACCACAGTTACCGCAGCCAGCGGTGGGGCCTCAACCAGTTTCAGCAGTTAAGGGTGAGCTGGCATTTATTGACCACCTGGAGCGCATCATCGGTGAGCGTGATGAAGATATCGACATCGGCCAGTTAGGGAGAGGAAATTACGACGCACTTATGCTGGCTGCTTTGGATGCATTCCGCGCCGCTATGCTTCAGGGTGCCGAACCTGTGCAGGGATGGATTCCGTGCAGTGAGCGGATGCCTGATGAAACCCAACCGGTAATCGTTGTGGCTGATGGTGGCGTGGTTCAGCGGATGGTATATCAATTCTGCGAAGGTGTATGGATTGATTGGTATGAACAGTACGACGAAGTGAATGCAGATGCTTTTACCCACTGGATGCCTTTGCCAGCAGCACCGCAGCAGGAGGTGAAACCGTGATAACCGCTCTGGCATATCACTTCAGTGACGGAATTTATGGCTGGATGCTGATGCTCACTGCAATCCAGGATCTGGCCATTGCTGCGTTTATATCAAGCGCGTGCAGGAGGTGAGGTGATGACGTTGTTCACTCTGCCAAAGTGGGCCGCGCTTGCGGTAGCAATTCTAATCTGGCCTGCTTTAAGCCTGGCGATGTCTGCGTGGTTATTCATCGAGAGCGGAAATAGCTTTATTGGGTTCGCGTCGGGAGTATTTGCATCATGCGTCATTTGGGATGTGCGTAAAATCATGCGTGCATTCTTCAATGGCTGACGCGCTTCTGAAATAAAATCAGGCCTCTCCGGAGGCCTTTTTCTCACGTTGATAAAACTTTATCAACCAGCCATAATATCCCCAAGCCAGACCTGAACAACCTGGCCCGCAGGCGCGTCATATTGGGGACGATATGACGACACACATCGAGTACACCAATACCCTGTCACCGATGCAGAAATGCACCGGCGATTTTCTGCATTCTGCGTTACCTCTCGGAGGTGGCGTATGAAGGCCCAACAATTCCACCTCGTTAACGACACCGTTAAGCAGAACGCCATCAACTTCATCCGTGAGTTGCCGGTCGATGCTAAGCGTCCGCTCATCCTCGATATCAAAGAGATGACCCGCACGCTTCAGCAGAACCGGAAATTATGGCCGCTGTTGAAAGACCTCTCCGACCAGGTTCTCTGGTTCGGCAACAAATACGATTCCGACGACTGGAAAGACCTGATCACCGCAATGGTCGCCAAATCCAAAAAGCAGGAGCAGCGAATGGCTCCCGGAATTGATGGCGGCATTGTGATGTTCGGCCAGCGTACCAGCAAGATGACCGTTCGCCAGATGGTCGAAGTCATCGAGGCTATCTACTGGTTCGGCACTCAGCAGAACGTCAAATTCAGCGACAAATCCCACCTCGAAATTGAGTGGGCCAAGCAGTGGGGTGAGCGCAATGCGTAAGCCATCCCGCCGCACCTGCAAAATCTGCAAAACCAAATTCACCGCCACTTTCGACAACGTATGGTGGTGCTGCCCTGAGCATGGCGCTCAATACGGCCTGCAGGAGCTGGAGAAGAAGCGAGAAAAGCAACGCGTCGCCAAATTGAAGGCAGATCGCGCTGTATGGCGTAAGCGTAAAGCCGCCGTCAAACCCCTCAGGCACTGGGAGGATGTAACTCAGCGCGTCGTCAATGACTACATCCGCGAGCGTGACCATGACCTGCCATGCATCAGCTGCGGAACCTTCGATACCGTCCAGTGGGAGGCTGGTCATTATCGGTCACGCGGTAAGGCGTCACACCTCCGCTACACCGAAGACAATATAAATAAACAATGTCATCACTGTAATGTTCAGCTATCCGGGAATCAGCAGCAGTACCGCATTCGCCTGATACGCAAAATCGGCCCTGATCGCGTCGAGGCGCTCGAAAACAATAACACCCCACACCGATACACCATCGAAGAACTCGAAGCCATCAGGAAGCATTACAGCTCCCTGAGGCGTCAGCTCGTCAAAACCAGGGAGGCAGCATGAGAGATCCGGTAAATGCACTGGCAATTATCAACATGTATCGGCACAAGAATGTCCAGGCCGTACGCACTCCTCACGGTGTTGTTTTCATGGGCATGAAAAACCTGACCGCCTCCGAGAAGAAAACGTTGCTTGCCATCCCTCAGGCCGATCTTGATGCAGCGCTAAGGTGGCAGAAATGACCCGCGACCAGATAGCCAGATACCAGGCCGAAAGCGTCATGCGCGCCAAGATGCCGCCAGTAGCAAAGCACAGCCAGACCAAACAACCTCAGAAGGAAGCCGCTTAATGAACGTTCAATATTTGCAGTATGTGCGTGAGCAGCTGATCGTTGCGACTGCCGATCTGAGTGGGGCGACGAAAGGCCAGCTGATGGCCTGGCTGGAGAACGCCCAGTTCGATACCGGCACGTTCAAGCGTAAGAAGCCGCGCGTTAAGGATGATGTGACCGGGAAGATGATAACTCTCGATAACCCGCCGATCCCCGGCAAGCAGTCCCGCGCTAAGGGGTCGCACATTCCGTTGGTTCAGCCGGTCGAATACTCCACCGCGTCCTGGCGTCGGGCAGTCCTGTCGCTCGAGGAGCACCAGAAGGCGTGGTTGCTATGGTGTTATGCGGAAAACATACCTGCAGAATGCGAATCAACAATCCTGCTATACGCATGGAGAGAATACCGCAACCTTCCCAGTGAAAAGAGAGTGGCCGATAAGACCGTTCAGCGCATGAAGGGGTTTATCCTGATGGCGGCGGCCGACACCAAAAACAAAATCCACGGAGTGGATGAGGTGTCGCAGATCAATCTTGCCGAGGTGATGGGGGTCAGCCGTTCAACCTGGAGTAAGGTCTATCAGCCTCACTGGCTCAAGTTTAAGGCGATATTTGAACGGGTGGATAATGATGCTCTTTGCTCAATAACTCGGTCACGTTCACAACAAAAAGCCGCAAACTCTCATTAATGTATTGCAAAGTCGAACAAAATAGGCCATATTTGAGTCTAATTTGATATGCTGCCAAAACTTCATGGGTGGCATTTTAATAACTGCAAGCTGTATCACCTGGCTGCTATCAGAATCCTTAGTTTCCTAGGCCAAGATCTGACAGCGCACCATTTCAAGCCTCGCCACTGTGCGGGGCTTTTTTATTTCAGGCCCGGACAATCACCCCCATCGCACCCTTAACCGAGTGTCCGTGGCCTGACCTACACGACAGCACCCGCTAACAGACGCGAGGTGAAGAGCATGTATCGCATGGAAAAACTAACCACAGGCGCGGCCTATGGAGCCTCAGCCATGGGAATACTCAACGGCTTACTCAATACCTACAGCCCGGAGCAGTGGAACGCTATCGGTGTGCTGGCCGGTATTATCATCGGGTTGCTGACATACCTGACGAACCTCTACTTCAAGATCCGCGAGTACAACCGAAACAGCAGGGAACATCATGAACCCGACGTTCAGGAATAAAATCATTGGTGCCATTACGGCCGGTTCCGGTGCGATTGCGATCGCCGCTGTCATGCTGGGCAATGCTGATGGTCTGGAAGGTCGTCGCTACTACGCCTATCAGGATGTGGTCGGCGTGTGGACGGTATGCGACGGACACACCGGGAGCGACATCCGGCGCGGCCACCGCTACACCGATCGGGAATGTGACAAGCTGCTGCAGTCCGACCTGCAAAAGGTGGCAACGACCATCGACCCGCTGATTAAGGTTCGCATCCCAGATACTACCCGTGCTGCACTTTACTCGTTCACTTACAACGTTGGCGCTGGCGCATTCAGTAAATCCACCCTATTGAAGAAGCTGAACTCTGGCGATTCGTTTGGCGCATGCGCTGAGCTGGAGCGCTGGGTATACGCTGGCGGTAAGCAGTGGAAAGGGCTGATCACCCGGCGTGAGATTGAGCGCGAAGTCTGCGAGTGGGGTCAGCGATGAGCCGATTAACTGGCATAACCTGCGCCATTATTATCGTGGCAATCAGCACTCTCGGGTGGCTGGTAAATCACTACCGCGATAACGCCATCAGTTACAAAGACCAACGCGATAAAGCCACTGAGCAGCTCAGTCGGGCTAACGCCACCATCACTGACATGCAAATCCGTCAGCGTAATGTCGCTGCACTGGATGCCAAATACACCGGAGAACTGCAGGATGCAAAAGCCACTATCGATCAGCTTGAGCGCGATGTTGCTACTGGCAAGCGTCGGCTGCAGCTCAACGCCAGATGCGCCACGAACGGAGCGACCTCATCCTCCGGCATGGATGATGGCACCGGCCCCCGACTTACTGACTCCGCTGAACGGGATTATTT